AATATCTATGGTTTGATTTTTCAGATCATCCAATGACTTCATATCAAAACAATTTTTTTGCTATTGGTGGATGGTTTAATATCGCAAATCATCCAAGAACATCATCACTTGCTATAAAAGTTCTTGATCTATCTAAGTCCGTAAAGATTTTAAAAGGAGATCCACTCTACAGAGTTAGATTTTATACAGAAGACTTAAATGATAACCCAGTCTTAATTAAAAAGAAATCTCCAGAAGGATTACGTGAAAATATGAAACATAGGCAACAAATGTTAAATGGAGATAATAAGTTTTTAAAAAAAATCTTATTCGAAAAAGATATCAGAAAACAATGTCCTTATCATAATCAATAATGTTTAACCATATTAATATTAATCTACCAGAACTTAGCAGAGAAACTATCGATGGAGTTAGGTATTATAATGTTCCTACTCATGATGGACTTCTTAAATTAGTATCTGTTACTTCTATAACCAGTCACTTTAATCGTGAAATTTTTGCTAAGTGGAGGAAGAGAGTTGGTGAGGAAGAAGCAAATAAAATTACAAAGAAAGCTACAAGTCGTGGTACAGACATGCACACACTTGTGGAAAACTTTCTTCTCAATAAAGAAATGCCATCTGGTTCAGTACAACCACTTTCAGAATTTTTGTATTTAATTGCAAAAGAAAAACTAAAAAATATAAATAATATTTACGCTCTTGAAAAATCCCTATATAGTGAGTATTTAGGAATCGCAGGAACTGTTGATTGTATTGCTGAATATAATAATGAATTAGCAATCATCGACTTCAAAACTTCAAAAAAACCAAAACCTAGAGACTGGATTGAAAATTATTTTGTACAATGCTGTGCTTACGCATGTATGCTTCATGAACTTACAGGATTATCAGTAAAAAAGTTCGTTATTATTATGGCATGTGAGAATGGTGAAGTTGAAGTATACGAAGAATATAATAAGAAAAAGTATATTAAATTACTAACTCAGTATATTAAAAAGTTTGTTAATGACAAGATTTCTTGACTAATTTTGCATTTATTGATATAATGAACTTATGAATTGAAATTATTATATGTTGCCAATCTACACCGAAGTTATGCCGAAGAAAGAAAATTCAGAATTAGAAGCAGAATTGGAAAGTAAGTTCTATTCTCAGGCAAGAGTTTCTCAAGACATTGAAGAGATTTTTAGTAAAAATGCAGACATGAATTATATTGATAGTGTCATGCATTTTTGCGAAATGAATAAGATAGAATTAGAGTCAATTCCAAAATTGCTATCAAAACCACTTAAAGAAAAGATTAAGTACGAAGCAATGGAACTTAATTTTCTTAAGAAGAGTAGTAGAGCAAGACTCTCGATTTGAAAATCGACTTTTAAATTCATTTTTGGTCGAAAAAAAATCCCCAAAATTTTTTACGCGTAGGGTTTTTTGTAATGTCACCATTTGATTGCTATAAAACTTATGTTGCTTTAAAAAATCATTTTACTAAAGATAATTTTGATTATCATAAGTATTGTGGCAAAACAAGAGCAACACTTACATCTTTCTATAAGAGAAAAGATCGTTATTGGTTTGAAAAAATTTCTAGACAAAAAAGTGATGATGAAGTTAGGGACTTTTTTGTCTCTAACTTTATTTCATGTGAAGATCCTCAAACATTATGGATTGGTGAAATTATTAGAAATGGAAATACAAACTATCAATCATGGCAAAAAAGAATTCAATCAATTACATATATTTTTAGAGAAGAGGTTGAATTAAATTTCAATAAAAATAATTTCGATAGTATGTTTAAAGTTGAAGAAAATAGGCATCCTAAAATTATTAAATTATATTTAAGTAATAAAATTAGTATTGAAACATTATTAATTTTGGATAAAATACTTTCATTTTCAAAGAACTTTGATAAAAAACTATCAGATCCAATTTGGCAACTAATTAGATTAAGATTGAAAAAATATAGTCCCTTTCTAAATATCGATATATTTAAATTTAAAAAACTTTTAAAGGAGATAGTTTTATGAGTAATTTTTTCAATTCGGAATTGGTCCAGGAAGAAATGTCTGAAATTTCAAAACTTCAAGAAAAAATTTATTCAAAAGTTTTTGAATTTGCAGAATTGGATCGAGAAAGTAAATTAAATCATATTAATGATTTAGAAAAACTTATGGAAAAACAACAAATTCTTTACATGAGAATGGCATTATCTGATGATTCAGATGCTATTGAAATGAAGAAAAAAATTCAAGACTCTGCATTTTTAATGGGATTTACAGAAAATCTTGATATGAATTTAATTTTTTCTAATATGGGAAAAGTTATTGGGAAACTTAAGAAAGAACTTGCAGAGGAAACCGATTGACACTAAATACTATGCCTGCTATAATTGCAGAGCACATAAGCCAAAATACAAACAAACCGAGGTAATCCAAATGTCCTTTTCAAATCTAAAAAAGCAATCTTCACTTGGAAATCTTACTGCTAAACTAGTTAAAGAAGTAGAGAAACTGAATACTAGTAGTAGTTCCGATGATCGTCTATGGAAACCAGAACTTGACAAATCTGGTAATGGTTATGCTGTGATTCGTTTCCTTCCTGCCCCAGATGGTGAAGAACTTCCTTGGGCAAAGATGTACTCTCATGCTTTCCAAGGTCCTGGTGGTTGGTTTATTGAGAACTCTCTAACCACGATTGGGCAGAAAGATCCTGTCTCTGAATATAATCGTGAACTATGGAATAGTGGTAATGAATCTGATAAGGAAACTGTACGTAAACAGAAACGTAAACTCTCCTACTATGCAAACATTTACGTTGTAAAAGATTCTGCAAATCCTGACAACGAAGGTAAAGTTTTCCTCTACAAGTTTGGTAAAAAGATCTTTGATAAGATCATGGCAGCAATGCAACCAGAATTTGAAGATGAAGATCCCATCAATCCGTTCGATTTTTGGAGTGGTGCTAACTTCAAACTGAAGATCAAAAAGGTTGCAGGATATTGGAACTATGATAGTTCTGAGTTTGATCGTCCTAGTGCCCTTCTAGATGATGATGATGCCATGGAGGCAATTTGGAAGAAGGAGTATTCTCTTTCTGCACTGACTGCTGCAGATCAATTCAAGACATATGATGATCTGAAGAAGCGTCTTGATTATGTCCTTGGTACTCGTGGTGTTCCCAAGTATCAAGATCCAGAAATCATGGATGAAGAAGCATCCTTTGAAGCAGAACGCAAGGGTCAATCATTTACTCCCAAGTTCCGTGAAGAGTCTCGTTCTGATGAAGATTTTGGAGTTCCCCAAACTTCAATGTCTGATGCTGAAGAAGATGATGCTCTATCTTACTTCCAAAAACTTGCTGAAGAGTGAAATATAATCAAATCTGCTTGACTCTCTTAGTCTTTGCAGCGTATTTCAATCTACTTTTCAAATAAGTCATTAGTATCTTTCAGGGTTCTGCTGATATATTCAGTGGAACCCTGTTTGTATTCCATAATATTTTCAATATCTTCAACTACTTGACTTAAATATTCTGCTTTTAAGATATAAATCAATCGTTTTTCATTCTCAATTCTTTCTTCATATATGTAATTTGTTATAGGTTCAATGGTGTCTGAAGAAAAAGATCTTTTATTTAAATATGGATCAAAAAATTCTACTACATGATTTTCTGGAACAATCAATCCACCAGGAAACATTAACTCATTTCTACTATTATAAACAGGTCTACTTTCATAATGACGAATTGCGTAAACTTCTTCGTAAGATCCATATTTTTCAAGAAGGTATGAATTAAAAAGTCTTTGTGGTAAAGGCCATTCTGATTGAATATTTAATATATTATTTGTAACTAAAATAACCCAGTCTAAATTTGGATCATCATACAATTTAAATGCAACTTGATCTGGTCTTTCATCTCCTTCAATAATATAACGTTCAAAAAAGTTTAAATTTTCAAACAAATCATCTCTAAGTTTTGCTCTACGAAATAAATTTTTGACTTGAGTTTTATTGTTTTGACCTCTTTCACTTAAGAGATTTGTATATTTAAAATTTGGTACTTTATTGAAATAGTTTGACATTTTAGTAACCGATTACGTCGCTTTCTTGTTTATATTCATCTTCATATACAGGTTCAATTTCATTAAATGTTAATACCATTTGATATGAAGTCATTGTTTTAGCAGGATCATCAAAGGTCATATAACTATTATCTGGAACATAGTTGACATTACAACTTGTTAATGCACATAATTTAGTATCACCTATTGATTTATGTGTGCCATTTCCAGCCATATAATACGATACGGAAAATATATCTGGTGCTAGTAAGAATAAATCACTTTTACTTCTTCTTACTGCCATATGTTGCTTAAACCACCTAATAATTTGTCTAATACTCTTTGCTTCATCTATGTCTCTTGCAGAAAACTTAAAGTTTAATGTAAAAGATCTCATTTCAGGATTATTGAACAATAGCACTAAATTTGGATTAAATATTGCACCTTGAGTTCTAGATAAAAGACCACTTACTCCAGTTGCTTGTTCTGCAAAATATGTTGCTGTTGCGTCACTTATTTGTGGTGCATATTTTTCTAAAAGTCCTCTTCCTTCTTGTAAGTAATTAGTAACATCTTTACTAGCATCGTTACCTAAGGCACGTCTTGCAACACTATAAGCACCAATCTGTAGGGGGTTCATATCATTTTTCCCCCAAGAAACTGTATTAGTATCTTGAGCTCCACCACTTACTGGTAGATAAACTGGTCCAAATTCTGTACATTGCTTTTTATCCCGATCTGTAAATGTAAATCCCTCAATCATTTGTGGTTTAAATCTACAGCAATAAAATTTCATATAATCTTGTCTAGTTATATCAAGAGTTATTGGATATTTTAAACCATCAGAAGGAATAGATTCTTGGATATTTTTTCCTTCTTTAGATTTAAATATTGATTGTGCATTAGATATATCTAAAGTAGATCTAGTATCACTTGCAGTATCTCTTACAGATTCACGTATTTCTTCTTTAGATGGAACAAAATTAGAATTTTTAGTAGAATCATCTTGAGATTCTTTTATCTTATTAAATGTAGATACTACCTCTGTATTGTTTTTTAAGATTTCTTCTCTAATGATATTTTTAATATCATTCTTAGATCCCCGTAAACCATTGTTGGGGTAATATTGGTTGTCTAGTCCAGATCTAACAAAGGTATTAAGATTTCTTTCTGATAATCCAGATAATTGTCCTGCACTATTTTGCCTAAGATACGATAATACTTTATCTTCTGCTCCAGATGTTACTTTTATTTCATCATCCAATTTATCAGTGTTTTTATCGTAACCATTTATTACTCCAATATCATCAGATGTACCTTTAATAACTACCCTAGATCTTAAAGTATTGGTATCTATTATATAAGTAACTGGAATTGTTAAAGACTTTAGTTGATTATTTGGAGCGTCAGGATCTGTTGGTTTAAATGTAAAATTTGCGTTTTTACTTATTTCAGACATTAACTATTTTACCCCCTTGTATTCAGCTATTTAGTAGAAATTTTTGATATGGTATAGATTTCATATATTCAATCTCATCATTATTTACAATATGCATTTGACCAATAACCTCTTGCCAGGTATAATTTCTGATTTTGGGATATTGTGTTCCTTCAAAATGAAAATTTAAACCAGTAAATCCCCATTGTTGTAGACTTAAACATGCTATAAGTGGATGTTGATCGTAAACAATCTTGGGGGTTTTTGCCATATAAACAAATGTATAATACTTACCTGGATCTGGAATTAAATCTCTTTCATCAAATAGTTCAAGTATTTCTAACATAAAATCATCTGGATCAGAAAAAGTTTTTGTTCTCTTCTTTAAAATATCAATTCTTTTTAGTTGAGAAGTATTAATTTTATCTAAAGATGTTGTTCCATGCTGAAGATATAAATCAAACAATTTACGATATTCTTCATCACCAGGAAATTGTTTGTAACCAGTTCTTCCTCTGACTTTTCTAGCCATTACCTAATTCCGAGTTCGTTTTCTGTGATAATCTTAAATTCTAATAAACGATCTTCACAAAACTCTCTTGCTGCTTTCCATTTTGCTTGGTTTACTGCATAAGTTTTTACTTCATATAACCAAGACTTTGTTTTTCTTTTTGGTTTTAAATCTGGTTGTTTAGTTTGTTTATGTGGTTTTACTTCAATGACATATTTTTTAATTGAACCATTACTTTCACGGACTTTAATAAAAAAATCTGGGAAATACTTGTGAACTTTGTTATCAACTGGAGAACGATATGGAATCCAAAATTCTTCACTCCCCCATTCTAAAATATTATCATTTCTATCACACCAGACACAAAACTTTCTTTCCCAAGAACTTCTACAAATAATGTTGTTTGGATCACCAACATACTTTTTTGGGTTAGAAGGTTTATATTTACTTTTCAAACTTTCTGGCATCTCTTATACATAGTATAGAAAAGATACTTGTATTTATAGATGGCAGCAACAGCACCCAAAGAATGGAAACTCGCTGATATTAAAACAAAATTAATGAATCCTGCGACCACATCAAATTATGAAGTGTTTTTTGGAATTGATGCTACTAATGATGGTAAAAATGATTTAATAAATTATATTCGAGCTACTGGAGGACTTCCAAATATAAATGATGATAAAATTTTAATACACCTTTCATGTACGGATGCATCTCTTCCAGGATCATCATTTACAACTCATGAATTAACGAATGATTTTAGTGGAATTACTGAAAAACATGCATATAGAAGGCAATATGATAATCAAATTGATTTAACATTTATGGTAGATCGTAATTATAAACTTATTAGATTTTTTGAGGCATGGATGAGTTTTATCACTGATGAAAATAGATTATTTGACCCCAAAGAGAGTAAAAATTCTTATAGGGTAAAATTTCCAAAAAAATACCAGATTAATTCACTACATATCACAAAATTTGAAAAAGATATTGGTAGAC